AGATGTTTTCGAATACGCATTATAACTTAAACAGAAAATAGATATCTTAGATTAATATGCATAATATGACAATAAGGTGTAATTTTAAGACCTTAGTTTACAATAAATAATAATTAATACTAAATTATATTATAAGATAGAAGAGCAAATAGCGCACTATAGTAAGGAGTTTTAAAGAATACAACAATATATTAATAACACCGCCTAACACATAGATACAAAGTACAATATTACTAATAAGATAAATTCAAAGTTGAAATAATTTTAGACACATATAGAATACTATGATAATAAATATAATATTACAAATACTTTACAATAACATATAGATGACTTTAGTAATAAATTTTAATAAACACGTACACATATAGCTAAAGTACTCAATAATAATACATACTATAAATGGGCTATATACTAATAAAAGAAATACAAAATTAAATTGCTAAATTACTATTATAGATATTATTATAACATTACTAGACAATAATACAATAGACGCTAAAGATATTATTAATAATAAAAGTAAGTGTATATATTCATGAAAATAGCTAGTATAGTAAAGTATAAAACGTATAGATATCCTACTATAGAAAATATAATAATTAGAAGCATAGATACTGAGATGACTTATATAGAAATTAAAACTAGGAACAAGGATTGGATACATTTCGAGCAACAGTGCGGATTAATAACCGATTTAGATTAATTTAGGAGGCATAAATTAGATAGATTTTATTTAATACTCAAGTACGTACATAAATATGACAAATACATAGCTCATAGATACTATAATTATTACTAGTAAAGCCAATACAGACAATAAACGATAAATATTGAAACAGATTTTACCAAGTTACTAGATGAGATTATAGAATTATGGTTCAGCATCAAATGGATAGATTGTTGGGGATTATATTTGCCTTGTAACGGATTCTTCATACTATTGTTAACAATATGGACGTTTAAGTAATAATACAACCTTAAAGTAGCAGCTAGACATATAGGATCAGCGGTTATCATATCACCATTTACTACATATATATTCTAGAACATATATTATATATTAGTTAGACCTAGAGATTGTTACTTATTAACTCAAGAAATATAATAAACGTTTAATCAATACTCTTATAATAGTACACATTTTTATTATAAAGAAGTTATAGCCGGAATGACATATTTGAGGTTTAGACCATACAACGAAGCAGGATTAATATCATTAGATTATATTCATAATATTACTGTATATTATTTAATGTTCGTAGTTTAAGTAGTAATATTTATGATATTAGTTTGAATCAGCAAATACTAAATAATATAATATTATGG